AAGTAGGTGACAAAAGCCTTATAATTAATACTCAAGTAGAAACTTTCAAGTCTGTAAATAATATTGCTAAAGTTATTCAAGTACCTTTATCAACTAAGACTGTTATAAAAAAAGGAGATTTAATAATGATTCACCACAATGTATTCAGAAGATGGTACAATATGAGAGGTGAAGAAAAAAATAGTAAATCTTATTTTAAAGATAATTTATATTTTGTTCAATTAGATCAAGTGTATTTATACAAGCAAGATGACAAATGGAAATCTATTAATAATAGATGTTTTGTTAGTCCTATAGTTAGTAATGACAACACTGTATCTGACAAAGAAGAATATCTTATTGGAGTATTAAAATACGGTAATAAAACCTTAGAGGCATTAGGAATCAACGAAGGAGACAAGGTTGGTTATACGCCTAATGGAGAATATGACTTTGTCGTTGATGGCAAACGTCTTTATTGTATGAAATCTAATGATATTGTAATTAAGTATGAACATCAAGGAAACGAAGTTGAGTATAATCCAAGCTGGGCACAAAGCGGTTGAAGAACTTATTAAAGTTGCTAAAGAAGCTATTGTAGATTCAGATGATGATATAAGTGCAGATCGTTTAAAAAACGCAGCTGCTACAAAAAAACTAGCTATATTTGATGCATTTGAAATACTTAATCGTATTGAAGAGGAAAACAATATATTAGAAAATAAACCTAACGAAAAAAAAGAAACAAGTTTTAGTGGGTTTGCAGAAAGACGTTCTAAGTAATGTACGAACAAACTCTATACAAAATAGTTGAACCTATAAAACCACACGTCATTAAAAGACTTAATAAGTCTAAGAAATGGAAGTATGGTTACAGCAAGGAGTACGATATAATAGTAATAAGCAGAACAGGTCAGATCGGTGAAATATACGAAATTCAAAACCTTATAATTGCTTTACCATTAGAAGACAATACTTTTAAAAGATCTAAAAAACAAGAAGATCAATACTGGGAGGTATTTGAAAAAAGAAAAGAGCTTAAACAAATCAAAACTATATTTGATTGGAAAGCTTATCCAATTACATTCAAAGAACAATTACATGATTACATTGATGAAGAGTTTAGAAGACGTGATGAAGGTTTCTGGTTTTACAATAAAGGTGTTGCCACTTATATTACTGGTACTCACTACATGTATTTGCAATGGTCAAAGATTGATGTTGGGCAACCAGACTTTCGAGAAGCAAACAGACTTTTCTTTATTTTCTGGGAAGCGTGTAAATCAGATACAAGGTGCTATGGCATGGCATACCTTAAAAACAGGAGGTCAGGATTCTCTTTTATGGCATCCGGTGAAACAGTTAATATGGCAACGATCTCGAGTGATGCAAGATTCGGTGTCTTATCAAAATCTGGAGCAGATGCTAAAAAAATGTTTACAGACAAAATTGTACCGATCTCGGTTAATTACCCATTCTTTTTCAAACCGATTCAAGATGGTATGGACCGACCGAAAACTGAACTTGCCTACAGGGTTCCAGCATCTAAGTTTACAAGAAAAAAACTCGACTCAAATGAGAGACTCGAGGAAATGGTTGGACTCGATACAACTATTGACTGGAAAAATACAGGTGACAACTCCTATGATGGTGAGAAGCTTATGCTCCTTGTCCATGATGAGGCTGGTAAATGGGAAAGACCTGAAAACATCCTTAATAACTGGAGAGTAACAAAAACAACTTTAAGATTAGGTAGTAGAATAATTGGTAAGTGTATGATGGGATCAACATCAAATGCTTTAGATAAAGGAGGTAGAAATTACAAAAAACTATATGAAGGCTCAAATGTCACAAAAAGAAACCGCAATGGACAGACTAGCTCAGGACTATATTCTTTGTTCATACCTATGGAATGGAACTACGAAGGTTACATCGATACTTATGGATACCCTGTCTTTGAAACTCCAAAATCGCCAGTTAAAGGAATCGATGATCAAGAGATTGAAATCGGTGTCATTGAACACTGGGAGAATGAAGTAGATGGCCTTAAGGAAGATCCTGATGGACTTAATGAATTATATAGACAATTTCCACGTACAGAGAAACATGCCTTTAGAGATGAAACAAAAGAATCTTTATTTAATCTAACTAAAATCTACGAACAAATAGATTATAACGAAGATTTAAAACATTCAGGAGTAGTTACTCAAGGTAATTTTCATTGGGAAGATGGGATTAAAGATACTAAGGTTAGATTTATTCCAAGCAAACAAGGTAGATTTATGGTTTCTTGGGTTCCAAACTTTAATCAACAAAATGCCGTTATTATAAAACATGGAATGAAACATCCGGCTAACGAACATATGGGAGCTTTTGGGTGTGACAGTTACGATATATCAGGAACAGTAGATGGTAGAGGTTCTAAAGGATCACTTCATGGTTTAACTAAATTTAGTATGGACAATGCTCCAGCTAATTTATTCTTTTTAGAATATATATCAAGACCTCCAACTGCCGAAATATTTTTTGAAGATGTTCTTATGGCTTGTGTATTTTATGGTATGCCAATACTTGCAGAGAATAATAAACCAAGACTTTTATATTATTTTAAAAGAAGAGGTTATAGAGGGTTTTCAATGAATAGACCAGATAAAACAATGCATAAATTATCTGTTACTGAAAAAGAAATAGGTGGAATACCTAATTCAAGTGAAGATATTAAACAAGCTCATGCAGCAGCTATTGAAGCTTATATTGAAATGTTTGTAGGTTACAACAACGAACAGTATGGAACAATGTATTTTCAAAAAACACTTGAAGACTGGGCTTCATTTAATATAAATGATAGAACAAAACACGATGCCTCAATTAGTTCAGGATTAGCTATTATGGCTTGTAACAAAAATAAATACAGACCCATTGCCGAAACAGTAAAAGAACCTTTAAATTTAAGCTTTTCAAAATACGATAATAGAGGTAATGAATCAAAAATAATTAATAGATGAAATTAAACACTGGTGTTAATAGTGCGTTTCCAAATCAGATGGTATCTGAGGCAGAAAAGAAAACGACAGAATATGGATTATTAGTTGGGCAAGCTATTGAATATGAGTGGTTTAGAGGTGGTAGAATAAATGGTAGTAGATGGAATTCAGGTTATCAGCAGTTTCACAGTTTAAGATTATATGCTAGAGGAGAACAAAATGTTCAAAAATATAAAGATGAATTATCTATTAATGGTGATTTGTCTTATTTAAATTTAGACTGGAAGCCAGTTCCAATTATACCTAAATTTGTAGATATAGTGGTTAATGGTATTGCAACTAAAGATTATGAAATAAATGCTTACGCTCAAGATCCTTTTTCTCAACAGAAAAGAACAGACTATGCTCAAAACATAGTTAATGACATGTTATTAAAAGATATAGCCGCTCCACTGCAACAAGATTTAGGTATTAATATATTAAACACGTCTAATCCTAATAGCTTACCACAGAATAATGAAGAGTTAGAGGTTCACATGCAACTTAATTATAAACAAAGTATTGAAATAGCTCAAGAAGAGGCTTTAAGTAACGTGTTAGCTTTTAATAAATATCAATTAACTAAAAAAAGAATAGTACAAGATATTGTAACCATAGGTATTGGCGCAGTAAAAACTAGCTTTAACAAGTCCGAAGGCGTTGTTGTTGAATATGTTGATCCTGCTAATTTAGTTTATTCATATACTAATGATCCTAATTTTGAAGACATATATTATGTTGGAGAAATAAAGTCTATGACTTTAGCTGAAATAAAAAAGAAATTTCCATATCTTACAGATAAAGAAATGGAAAAAATGGTTAAATACCCTGGTCGTGATGGTTACATAGCTAACCCAAACTACGACAATGACATGGTTCAAATATTGTTTTTTGAGTATAAAACTTTTATAGATCAAGTTTTTAAAATTAAAAAAACTGAAAATGGTTTAGAAAAAACATTAGAAAAACCAGACACGTTTAACCCACCAGAAAGTGATAACTTTGAAAGAGTTTCTAGAAGTATAGAGGTTTTGTTTAGTGGTGCTAAAGTTATGGGCGTTCCACAGATGCTTGAATGGAAGTTAGCTAAAAACATGACAAGACCTAAAAGTGATTTAACTAAGGTTAATATGAATTATGTTATATGTGCGCCTAATTTATATCAAGGTCGTATAGAATCATTAGTTAGTAGATGCACAAGCTTTGCTGATATGATACAGCTTACGTCTTTAAAATTACAACAAGTAATTCAACGTATGGTACCAGATGGTGTATTTGTAGATGTTGATGGTTTAGCTGAAGTTGATTTAGGTAATGGTACAAACTATAATCCACAAGAAGCATTAAACATGTATTTCCAAACTGGTTCTATTGTTGGTAGATCACTTACGCAAGATGGAGATCCTAACAGAGGTAAAGTACCAATACAAGAACTGCAATCATCTAGTGCTAATGGAAAAATACAATCATTAGTTAATACTTATCAGTATTATTTACAAATGATACGAGATGTTACTGGATTAAATGAAGCAAGAGATGGAAGTCAACCAGATCCTAATGCTTTAGTTGGTTTACAAAAAATGGCAGCTAACGCTTCAAATATAGCAACTAAACACATATTGGATGCTAGTTTATATTTAACATTAAGATCGTGTGAAAATATATCGTTAAGAATAGCTGATGCTTTAGAATTTCCTTTAACTGAAAACGCTTTAAAATCTAGTATAGGAAAATTTAATACAGGTAGTTTAGAAGAAGTAAAAGATTTACATTTATATGATTTTGGTTTATATTTAAACTTAGAACCTGATGACGAAGAAAAAGCTATGCTTGAACAAAACATCCAAATGGCTTTGCAACAAAATCAAATATACTTAGAAGATGCTATAGATATTAGAGAGATAAAAAATACTTCTTTAGCAAATCAAGTTTTAAAATATAGAAGAATACAGAAACAAAAGCAAGATCAAAAAGCTCAACAACAGCAAATTCAAGCTCAAGCACAAGCAAACATGCAGCAGTCTGAACAAGCCGCTTTAAATGAAGTACAGAAACAAGAAGCTTTAGCTCAAACAGAGATACAAATTGAACAGGCTAAATCTCAGTTTGAAATACAAAGAATGGAGCAAGAAGCCTTGATTAAAAAACAATTAATGGCTGAAGAGTTTCAATATCAACTACAATTAGCTCAAATGAATATGCAAGCTACTAAACAGAAAGAAGCTCAAATAGAAGATAGAAAAGATACAAGAACAAAAATACAAGCAACACAGCAATCAAAAATGATTGAACAACGTCAAAACGATTTACTACCTACAGATTTTGAATCAGCCGGTAATGATAGTTTAGGCGGATTTGGTTTAGAGCAGTTTACACCGCAATAAAACCTATTTATTAATTTTTATTATATTATATTATGTCAGAACAAGTACAACAAGAAGGTACGTTTAAAATTAAACGTAAACCTAAACAATTGGTAAAAGACGATATTATTAAAGTCGATTTATCAAAAAAACAAGAAGAACCTAAAACAGAAACAGATGCCATTCAAGTCGGAGAAACAAAGAAGGTGGTTGTGGAAGAACAAACCGGAGATAGCCCTAAAGTGGA